AAAGAAGATTATCATCGATGATGTATTACTATTTGATAAAATTAGACAATTCATTATATTCAGATGAATGGAACAATTATTTAAAAAGTAAGAACTTAAATTTTGCAGATTGTACAAATATTAGAATATCAAATGATTTTAATATAACACAATTTTTAAAACAAGCACAATGCGATATAATATTTAATCTCGTAATATCTGAAGAATATGTAGATAATTGGATAGATATTGTATCTGGTGACTTAACAGTTAAAGAAAATAATTCAATAACAATAATAGAGACAATAAACGTAGACAATTCTTAACTAGGAGAACAAAATGTCAGATATAGTATCAATTAATTTGCAAATTGCTGATGTTACTGTCCCTCAAAGGAACTTTTCTAACCCATTGATTTTAGGTCTTTTTGACTATGATGACAACATAACTGGACCACTTGCATCTGGAGTATATTTTACAGATAACGGACTTGTTAGTGGAAATCAGGTCAGGGTTAAGAAATATGAAACCTTAACGGAAGTTGCAGAAGATTTTAGAACAACATCAGAAGAATATAAAATGGCTGCTGTTATTTTTGGTCAAACAATAACACCAGAATACATTCTTATTGGACAAGAAAGAAGTGGAGATACCACAAAATCTGCTGCTCTTAATGCAATCATTGCAGAAATGGATGATTTCTATATAATTCTTAATTCAGACACATCCGCATCAGACTCAGAACTTGCAAATATTTCTAATTGGGCTGAAGCAAACAAGAAATTCTTTATTATACAGTCAAACGACGCAGATATTTATGGATCTGGAAGCTCTGCTCTTTTAACAGCTATTGGACCAGAAATACACAGAACTGAAGTAATTTATAATCAGGTTGTAAATACATATGCTGATGCTGCACTTGCTGGATTTTGGGGAAGTTTAGAACCTGGAACAGAAACACAGAAATTCTTAAAGCTTTCCACTCTTACTGCTGTTAATGATGAGTCTCTTGGTCTTGCTAAAGTCAATGACACCAAAAAAACAAATATATTAGCCAAATATGTAAATATATATTATAACGGAGTTGGCGGTAGATTTTTCCAAGAAGGTACTGCTGTATCTGGTAGATTTGCAGATATTACAAGATATTCCGATAAACTCAAATATAATTTAGAGTCAGAAATATCATTAACATTCTTGAATCCTCCTGTAGGAAATAAAATTCCATATACAGATGGTGGCGTAAACCAAATTGTTACTGCAATAAGAAAGGTTTTAGATAACGAACTTGCTGCTGGAAAGATAACACCATTTGAAGCTGTAGATTCTGACGGTATGACAATATATGTTCCATATAAAATAAAAGTGGTTCCAGTATCAGATGTTGCTACCAACGATAAGAATTCAAGACAATACAACGATATAACAATAGAAGTTAGATATTCTTCAGCTATTCATAAGGCTGGAATAACTGGCAAGATTAATGTATAGGAGTAATAAATAAGATGGGATTACCGGTTTTTTATAATATAAAAGATGTAAATTTAACGCTTCTTACAAATGTACCAGGATTCCAGAGCTTTAATGCTATAGAAGGTGGACTTGAAGAAGACAGTTCGATAGCAATTGATTATGAGGGCGATCAGGTTGAAAGAAAACCCGATGCAACTGGAGATAATTATCAGTTCTCGTATAAAAACAACAGGGGTTGTACAGTAACACTTGCACTTCAACATGGTGGACCTCTTCATAAATTTATTGAAAGAGCATACAACTTGGCAGAAACAACAATGAAAAGAAAGCTTGTTATTACAGGAAATATGTATGATCCTGTATTAAAACAGAATGTTTCTTTTGTTGGTGCTGTAGCTCAAAGACCAAATGTAACATTCGCAAGCACACTACAGAGCGTATCTGTTGAAATTGTTGCATATGTTGCAAATATTCAGGCAGACACACTTTAAAACTAAATATAATATGACTCAAAACTAAATAGGTAAATATAAAATGACAGAAAAGAAATCTCTTGATATACAAATAAGTGAAGATAAAACACTCACAATCTATCAATTAGGATTAAAAGATGCGCTATGGGTTGGTTTACAATTCTCAAAGATGGCAGCCAACCCTATTGTGTCACCACTGGTCAATTTAATGCAACTTCCAGAAGAAGAAAGAAAAGAAGTTCTGGAAGACTATACAAATATTTTTAAATCTGAAACAATAAAAGAAAATATAATTTCTTTTATAACAAATATTTCAGATAATTATGACGCTATTTTTGAAATTTTAAAAAAATTTTTACAGGATTCAAAGGTAAAAACAAAATCTGACTCTGGAAATAAAACAGAGTCATTTTCTGTTGACTTTTTATCAATGGATGACTTAGATTTAATTTATGAAATATTTATTTCTGGAGTTAAATTAAATTATTCTGTTGGGTTGAAAAAAGTTGGAAAAAAGTTAGGATTCCTGGAATAGGTGTTGAAGAAAATCCAAATTTAAAACAATATTTGGAAGTAATAAATAACAACTCTGAAATTCCAGATTATATGAAACCAATATATCATATATTATTATCTGAAAAAAATAAAGATAGTTATTTAGATATATGCAACAAGTGGACATTTGAAGATTATATATTTTATCAACATGCTATTGCAGATGAAGGTCTTATTCAACAAGTTTTAATGAAAGATTTAGAAAAAGGCAAGTAATATGGCTAAAAGAGCTGGAAGTGACTTCGATTTATTCGGAGATGTAAAAATAAATACAAAAGCAGCCATCTCTGGTTTGACAAAACTATCAAACCTTATGGATAATATTGTCAAAAAACTTAATGCTTTTGAGAAATCTACAATTGGAACAAAAATCTCTAAAGCTTTATCTGTTCAAGATAAAATTATAAAATCTGGAGCAAGGAAAATAGATTATCTTGCACAAGAAGACAAATTATATAAAAAAAATATGTCTTCTATGTCAAACTATTATAAGAAACAACAGTCTGAATCAAAAAGATTTTATGATCAGTCAAAAAAATCTGGATATAAAGGTGATTATTTAGCAGAATCAGATGCAAGATATAAATCTGAAATGGTTGCGATGGGAAAATATTATTCCGAACTTGAATCAAAACAAACGGCAGTAGAAAAATCAATTGCAAGAAATAGAGAAGCAATAAGAAAAAGGTCTAAATCATCTGGATATAAAGGTGATTATTTAGCAGAATCAGATGCAAGATATAAATCTGAAATGGCTGCGATGAGAAAATATTATTCTGGATTGGAAGCAGAATCAAATAGAAACATAAAAAAACAGGCTGCTGAAGAAAAAAGAATAACAAAAGAAAAAGAAAAACAATTAAGACTTTTAGAAAGACAAAAACTTGCACAGCAGGGTATTCTTGATAAAATATTCAACATAAAAAATATGTTGCTTGTAATAACTGCCTCTTATATGTCTCAAATGGTCATGCAAGCTGTTGGAATTGCAAATAGATTTCAAGCTGTTGATGTTAGATTTAAGGCTTTGACAGATAATGCCTCCATTGCCGCCTCTGAAGTTGACTGGATATATGAAAGAGCAACAGCTTTAAGACAGCCAATTCTTGATGCCGCAGAAGGATATTCAAAGTTCTATGCTGCTGCAAAAAGCACAATGGCAAGTGACCAGATAAAAGAAATATATGATGCTTTGTTGCAGACATCTACAGTAATGCACATACAACCACACCAATTTAAGCTTGTATCTTTGGCTGTTGAACAGATGGCTTCAAAAGGTACAATCTCAATGGAAGAATTGAGAAGACAGTTGGGCGAACATATTCCTGGTGCTTTTGGTGTTGCTGCAAGAGCAATGGGCAAGACTGAACAAGAATTTAACGATATGGTAAAACGTGGCGAAGTATTTGCTTCTGAGTTTTTACCAAAATTTGCAGCACAATTAAAGAAAGAGTATGGTTCTGGCTTACAGGCAGCATTACAATCTTCTCAAGCAAAAATAATTGCACTTCAAAATAGTTTTACAATGCTTCAAAAAAAGTTTGCAGATTCTGGTTTTATTGAGGCTATTGGAAATGTTGCAGATAGTTTAAGAGTGGCTCTTGAATCAAAACAATTTATGGAAGCCTTCGTTGCAATGGGAAATGCTGCAAAAGCGTTTTCTAAATTAATACCGATGTTGCTACCATTAATAGAATTATTAGTGGCAATGTTTGGAGCAAGATATATTGGAAAATTTATTACATTTATAAGAATGGGATTGCCAGCTATAATGAAAACGCTTACATTTGCGAAAGCAACTGCATTCTTATGGCAAACACTTCTTTTTGATATTTTAATGAGACTTCTTCCAAAAATAATAAATTTCTTTGCAACATTTAAAATTGAATGGGATTGGATATTATATTATATGAAGCAGGGTTGGGCTGGTCTATTCAAATATATTAGAGACAATTTTAATGAAATTGAGAATGACTTTTTAGATATAATGCCATTTGGAGTAGGTAAATTTTTCCAGCGTCCAAATCCTAGCCAAAGTACATCAAATATAACCAATAATAGAAATAACTATAACAACGATGTTAAAGTTTATGTTACTGCGAAAGATTCA